CTTCTTAGGCAGCCCAAACGGTGGATTGATCACACTCAAATCCACTGTGTCCAGGGGTGTCTTCTCTGTGATTTCGCCGTGTACTGTATCGTAGAGTTTCTCCAACACTGGGTGGTGCGTCTCGTTCAGTTCATAAGCTATGGCAGTTGCTCCTCCTAGGAGGGGTCGCAAAGCTCCGGCACCAGCTCCAACGTCTATCCCTGTGCTCACATCCTCTTCGGGCAACAGCTTGACCAGTTTCTTGATGATGCATGGTGGAGTTGCAACACACTGCCTCTCTAACAACCCTGTCACTCCTGGTGTGAAATCATGAACGATGATGGTGACGGCGTGAATGTTGTGTTTCTTCATGGCATGTTCACAATCCTTCCAGTCAAGCATGTCTAGGCCAGCTCCCATTCTTGGAATGTGGACCAGTGTCACGCCCATCTCGTGCATGAGACAGAACCAAGCTTGCAAGGCGTACTCGTAGTCCCGCATTATCGGTTTATGGTCAGAATACTGTTTCGTAACGAGATTGAACACAATGCGAGGGTCTTCTGTCACGACACAATCTCCTATCTTGGGTTTCTGCTGCAAGAAGTGGGGGCGTACTAACGGCCAACGTCTTGTGATCTGTTCAGCGACGCCTGCTCCCATGCAACCATCTACGGCAACACAATGAGCTATGGCCTCGCGTTCTGGGACAGCTAGCAGGTCTGTGTAACACAGGGATGAAGTTTCACTCCTTGCTTCCGGCTCATCCAGGTTGTACCAGTACCTGAACACATCATCCAAATGCCCATTCAGAGCTCTGTCAAAAACGTCAGCTACATCTTTTAGCATGACGAGTCGTTTTGCCCTGTTTGGAGATAAGCCTTCGTTTGGGGTTTTCAGGACCGTTTGTACCGCTTTCTCGAACTCGGCATCTTCAGTCACGAGGCATCTGATCAACTCGGGGCTACGGAGTTGGGGGAACTTCAGTTGGAATCCCACATCAAACTCTACCCACGGCATCGCTGCTGCACGTTTTAGCACATCGTACGCCGGATCTTTGCTCAGGTATCCGTTCACTTCGGACGCCTTGATGTCAATACCCTTGCAGGCATCTGCGATCCTTTTTGCTGCTCTTGAAGGATTCATGCTTCTTGCTGTCACTAGATTTATATAGTTTGCGTCAAGTCTATTGTTCAACAGTCTCTCGTGTAGGACTTGTTTGGCTAGGTTTATTCGCACTTGTCGTTCTATATGCTCTGATGAAAGACTTACATAGCCTTGTACGGTGTCCTTCACCTGCCTCGCTACGTCCTTGTGTATATCGCGCATGGTTGGAATATCACACGTTGGATAACGCTGTAGTATATCCGCCTTGACCGCGTTGAACAACTCCACATCGCCCCACATGGCAAGCTCTCGGGCTCCTCCGGCTAGTGCTTCTACTTTGATTCCAGCATCGTCCGGTGCGTTCGTATAGCACATGGCTGAGGCGATGGAAATCAGCTTCAGGGCTCCTGTTTGTATGTGATGGGCATACTTCAGGCGTGTTATGGTCCTGGAGACGAACTCCAACCCATCAACGTCCGTTATCTCTGCGGCACCTTCGACCGTCTTGTCCATTCCTGTCAGGGTCAGGCCAACCTTT